CCTGAACTTAGGGTCAACCAGCGACCAGATGGCTTCCCAGCCACACTCAGCCCAGAAAAGCTGAGTGAGACTGAGGAGCACCCAAGTCACCGGTAAGCCCATAAGTGAGCCCCGTCGGGACAGGACAACCTGGCCGTCTGGGTACTTCAATTGTTGCGGGCCGATTAAGGCGCGCAGCAACTGATGACCCCAAACGGGCAGGGATGAACCTGCTCCCTGCAGGAGCCCTTCGACGAGCGCATCGAGGAGGTCGTACGGCAGGTAATCCGAAGCAGCGGTGAGGTCAGCAGAGATCAGATCTCTGTTGGCAACATCGCTACCAGGACGGCCTACACGTATGGCGGCCTCTATGTGATCGCCAGAAAGGACTTCTGCAGCCCGGCCATCTCTCTTCAGCCCCTGTAAGAGCCAGACGCGAAGGTAGTGGGCCAGGTAGACGAAAGGTGCTGCACCCTTCGTTACTATCCTTGCCTTCCACCCTCGCTCCGGTATCACCAGGACTTGAGCAGAAGGGATCACCTCTCCAGTGAGAATTGGCTGGATCTGATCCAGGCAAACGTCACGGAGGAATGAATCCCTAACTGCCAAGTCACGGTGACAGTCGGTTGTCTCTGGGACGCTCTCAATGGCGGCAGCCCGCCTCTTCCACTCAGGAGAGGTACGTAGGTCCTCAACTTTGAGGAGCTCCCCAAATAGGTACTGGGAGTGACCTCCCTCGCGGCGCGTAGCCTCGAGGCAGGAACCACCAGCCAACCGAACGGCCTGGCCGAACGGTTGTCCTAAATGGAGAGCGCCCCAATTTTGGGCAAACCTACGAGCCTGTTCCAAGAGTGGGGCAGGGGTCGTGTGGGAACTTGTGAGGCACTCCCGGTGCTTCTTAAGGGCACTTGCCATCACTCCTCGACCTCCGTACGGTAAAGACCTTCCCAGGTACGAAACCTGGAGGGCTTTAACGTCGGAATCGACGAGAGTACGCAAGGGTCCTTGGAACCACCGGGCGAAGCCTCCGCGGCGATCCCGGGGAGACACGCACGAGACAACCCAAAGACGGAGTTCAGAACTCCAATCTTTGAGCTGCTTCAATGCGCTTCCAACCCCGGAGAAAGCCGCGGTCTTCACAAGCCACCACGCGAGCCTGCAAAGGCTATGCACGGCATCGAGCCCGGCACCACTAGAGCACTCCAGGTTCTCAAATCCGGCTGCCGCCAAAGCAGCCAGGATCGAGTCCCAGGAGGCCTTAATGGTGTCAAGGTCCGACTTGTGCATAGCCCTTAAAGGAAGGCTGACGCCCTTGAAAACGACAGGGCGGCGAGGTTTGAGACAGAGACGCGGATCTTTCACCGGATCCCTGCCTCGGGCACTCGCCAGACTCCTCAGTACACTAA